GAACCTAATACAAAAGTTCCGAATGGTGGTAAAAAGAAAACCAGAAAAACAAGAACATCTAGAAAAAACTCTAGAAAAAACTCTAGAAAAAACTCTAGAAAAACTCCAAAAAAATCAAAAAAATTAAAAAAAAAATAAAACAATGAGAAAAAGAAACAGAAACAATCCTAGGATGATATATAAATATATATATATATATATATTTATGGATTTCCCTTCAAATAGCGGAGAACATCTGGCTGGCTATTATAATCTATCACTAGAAGAATTTTGGTGGAATCCACCACCGATAGATGAATCAGAAATACCTAATGCAGACCACGTTGGTTTATATTTAAAAAATAAGAACCTTACAAATGAAGCATGGCAAACCTTTATGCCTTTTCCAGAAAATCTACAAGATGTAAACTGTGAAGGAAATAAATTTACAGAAATTCCAGAATTTCCGTTTCATTTAGAAGGATTAAATTGTGAGAAAAATTTATTAAAAAGATTACCACCATTAAATAATTTAATTCAACTATATTGTGGAAAAAATCTGATTGAAGAATTTCCCGAAGATTTTGTAATACCGTCTCATAGTTTACTTATATTTGCTTGTGACAATAATTTTTTAAAAAAATTACCAGATATATCACACACAGCTATAACAAGATTGATTTGCAATAATAATCAGATTGAAGAATTACCAGATTTGCCTCCAAATATAAAAGAGATAAAATGTGACAGAAATAAATTAAAATCAATACCAACAATACCATTAACGCCAAATTTGTTTGAATATCTAGTTTGTGATGGAAATCAGATAAAAGAATTACCAGCACTTCCAAATAATACACTCATCTTAAGTTGTGAAAGAAATTTACTCAAAGAGTTGCCAGATTTGATTCATACAAAAATATTTAGTTTAAGATGCGGTAATAATCAATTAAAAAAATTACCAGATTTACCTAATTCATTAACAACATTAAGATGCAATGATAATAATTTAAATTCTTTACCAGGGTTTCCAGATTCATTACGAAGTTTATTTTGTAGAGGAAATAATTTTGATGAAAAAACACTTGATAGAATCATTAAATTTTACAGAAAGGCTATTAGTGAAGGTTTTCGTGATGTTCCTCGAGAACCATTTCAAGTGGAATTAGAACATTTTATAGAATTAAAAAATATAAAAACTAACCAAAGTGTTTCTAATGTTGCTTTGTTACAACAAACGTGGAGAGAAAATCTGGAAGAAGGAGTCCCCCTAGGACAAGAAATGAAACCAATCCCCAAAGGAGTTTTATCAAAAATAACTGAATATGCTAATTTAAATGAACCAAAAAATCCATATGGTGGAAGGCGTAATAAAAAAAAGACATCTAAGAAAAAATCCAACAAAAAAACAAAAACTACAAAAAAACCGAAAAAAACAAGAAAAAGAAAACATATAAAAATAGAAAAACAAAAAAACACAAATAAAGTTAAGTAGCGTACATTAGTCCAGCATTTCCACCTACAAATACAACCATATTTATACGTTCTTCAATAACGTGTAAATTATAATTATACTCGTATATTCTCCATGTTGGTTTATTAATACCAACAATATCACCTGATTCTGGGTCACATATGGTTAGTACTTGAGCTAAAGGGTCTACAGGTGGTGTTATTGTTGTAAATTCAAATTGAACTAATGTAAAACGATTCATATTAATAGCACCAGATGGTTGCAATGTTAAAGGGTCTGTATCTAGACAAAAATTATAGCAATATAAACCATCTGGAGCATTACCATTTGTTCTAGTAAATTTTTCTATATAATTAAAAACTCCTACAGGCAATATATTTTCGCGATATTGACCATCTAATAATATACCCAAACTGATTAAAATACTTTTTATATTTTGTAAATTAAATGGTTCTGTTATCATGTAACCGGTTAAGTTTCCATCCGGATTTACACCAGGTCCAATGGTGACATTATTATTTAATTTAAACGCACCAGTCGTTGGAGCCGGTTGTATATCATAAGGCAAATAATTATATGGCCAATTACTATAATTAGACCACTCGTTACGTAAATTAACATCGCTTCTTTGAAAATAAAACATCCAACTAGAAATTAATCCTAATGAGTCTAAATCAACCTTATTTGGACCAGTAACATTATAAAATATATTTTCATTTACTTGTTTAAATAAATATTTTTGCTCATTTTTGGCAAAAATTCGAGATTCATCATTTGATAAAAAACAATAAGTTGACATTAGATGAATATCTGGAAACCATACACTTCTTTGGTCTAAATATGAGTTCAAACCCAAAACTGTATCAGGAGGTGTTTGTAAAAACCTATACATTTGATTTTGATATTGATTGAAATTTGGAGCTACATAGGGATAATTATTGACATAATCAAAAACATCTCTAATTCTAAATAATTCATTTATTGGTCTGAATGTTATACTAATTTGTAATTCATTATACTGAAGTGATACAAGTGGAAATGCCATTTGAGTTTTTAATGTAAACCATGAATTTAACGGTATATATAATTTACGTCCATAAATAGATGGATCACTACCTGTAGGATTGTCTGTGAAATACGAATTCGGATAAGAATTAACGCGACTACCTGAATTTCCTGGGTCATTAAGTTCAGGAACATTACCAATCATTTTGTAAAACAAATCTAGTTTTGAACCAGTAAAGTCTCTGCGAGCCATATTCAATATATAGTCCCCTGAAAACTCTTGTAATTTTTGATTACCGCAATTAATCGTTACTTTAGATATCATTTGTGCACCAATATAGTCGATCCATTTAAATTCATAAGGTGCCCAATTTGTATAGGTAATTGTTCCATCTGGATTTATTATTTCTTGGGGAGGCATAATTGGACTCCATATGTTTGGTAAATTTACTACAATATATGTATCCATTAACAAATCAGCATATCTGGGAATTTTAAACTGAAATGTAGATGTTTCGGCTAAACGTAGAGTGGTAGAACCTTCAAAATCTATTCTGAATTTTTGCATACCAAAATTAGTATATTTTGCATAGGATGTTTTCCAAAATGTTTTTGAAGGATTACCATTTAATATAATATTTTGTTGACCACTAGATACTAAATTTAATAATCCACCTGCCATATTACTTTATATATATATTTGATTTTAAATTATATTATTTTTAAAGTTTTTAAAATAATATAATATATTAAGTATGCCTGATACTAATAATTCAATAAATAGTATTAATAATGATGATTTTATTTATTTTTGTATTTTAGCCGTGATAATAGTAATTATAATTATCTATGTTAGTTATCTTATTTATCTTTCAAATTTAGACAATAAAGAATGTAGTTTTATGAACACACTTTATCCTGGAAATGATAAAAAATTAAAATCTATTTTGCCTAGTGATTCTGATTGTAGTGGTAATTTGTATGATTATTATATTAAAACTGCTTATAATGCATGTAGTGGAGGTAGTTATAAAAATGATTATGTTGATATTTGTATTTTAAAAAGCATTATTAAACAAGGTGTAAGATGTTTGGATTTTGAGATTTACAATATTGATGGTAAACCTGTCGTGTCTACTAGTACAGGCACTAATTACTATGTAAAAGAAACATTGAATCACGTCAACTTTGCTTCTGTTATGCAAACAATACAGGAGTATGCTTTTTCAACAGGAACATGCCCAAATCCAAATGACCCTTTACTTATTCATTTAAGAATTAAAAGTAATGACCAAAATATGTATAATAATTTAGCCTCTATTTTTAAATCTTATCCTAAACTTATGTTAGGTAAAGAATTTAGTTATGAAAATTATGGTAAAAATATTGCGGGGCAACCATTAGCTAGTTTTATGAATAAAATTATTTTAATTGTGGATAAGTCAAATAATGCTTTTTTGGAAAATAAAAATTTTTTGGAATATGTTAATTTAACAAGTAATTCTGTGTTTATGCGCGCTTATCCATATTATAGTGTTAAAAATACACCAGATATAAATGAACTACAACAATTTAATAAAAGAAGTATGACAATTGTATTCCCTGATAATGGTGTTAATCCAAGTAATCCTAGTAGTGTATTATGTAGAGAAGCCGGATGTCAAATGGTAGCCATGCGTTATCAACACGTTGATAGTTTTTTGCAAGAAAATGCCGCCTTCTTCGATGAAGTCGGATATGCATTTGCTTTGAAACCTGTAAATTTGAGATATCAAGAAGTTACGATAGCACCACCAGTTAAACAAAATCCTGCATATTCTTATGCAACTAGAAATATTAAAACCGATTTCTATAATTTTAACTACTAGTCCACTTTTGGAAAAAGTGGAGCAAAAGACAACCTTTTCCACTTTAAAAAAAGTGGAATTTTTGGTTCTACCTTTTTTACACCTTTTTACAATTAAAATGCCGAATAAAAAAGAGGTTTCCCTCATTTTTATTTTTATTATTATACATACATTCACTAATAACTTTTTATTCCTTCCAATCAATTATATACATTAATTTACGAGATGTATCTCTCCATTTTTCTTTTTCTATTTCTTTATCTATTACGTGTTTTGGATAACGTTTCAAATACCATTTTGCATTTTTTCCTCCTTTAATTATAATATTAGGTTTATTATTTATTTTGTAAGCCAGTTCTAAAACCATCTCAAGTGTAAATGACTTATCAATTCCGCTAGCACCAACACATCCCTCTCTATCTATTGGTTGAATATCATTACGATAACCAATATCAACTCCTTTTCTTATTTCAATACTTTTTACGTGTTCCATTGTATTATTTGCTTTTTAACGAAGGTTTGAAAACTTATTTGTTATTTATATACTTAAAATACTTTCCATATTTTTATGAAAAAGTATTTCAATTTTTTTTACTATATGCACTTTTTGGTTTACCTAAATTTTATAATCGGCGTTTTAAATGAGAAAAGGTGTAAAGGTAGATTAAAGGTAGATAAAATCAACTTAAAAATATTACCTATTATATAGTTATGAAATATATAATAAGTATAATAAAAAACTTAATACCAAAAGATCTTCATAAACCTCTTGGTAGATGGAGAATAGAAAATTGTAATAAACAAATTAACAATAAAATAGATTTATCAAATGAAGATCATTGTGGACCATGCGGTCAATATGCATTAGAAAAAATAGAAAAAAAAAATAAAAAAATGTATGATTTACAAGAAAAATTAAAATAAATCAAGATAAAGATTTTTTTACATTGATATAATAATGAATCCTCCTTCTATTCAAACAGGTAATGGTATGATGGATATGTTAAAATCGCAACTATGACTATGACAAATATTAAAAATATTTGCTTATTATAAATGCCTGCGCGAAATAAAACTCAAAAAAAGCGAAAATGGCCTTCACGTCTTCATTTATACTCAAATCATCGTACTGCTCAATCCATGGCATATAAATATTTAGGACGCACAGCAAAATTATATCCTGCAACCAATTCACAAAAAAAATATTCAATATTCGATAAAAAAAATAACCGATGGGTTAATTTTGGACAAATGGGATATGAAGATTTTACAAAACATCATGATAAAGCGCGCCGTAAGAATTATTTAACGCGTTCTAAAAACATTAAGGGAGATTGGACTAGAAACAGTTATTCGGCTAATAATTTATCACGTAAAATTCTTTGGTAAAATATCAACTTTTAAAAAAAGTTGAGCAAAAGACAACCTCACCATTGATTTGGCACAACCTTTCTAAAAGGTTTTTATTTAAAAAAAAAATTGAGATGTATTAATAACAATTATATTAATGTATTAAATAACAAGAATGCAAACAAGATCCGGAAAAACCTATGCTAATAACTCTTCTTCTTCAAAGAAAAAGAACAATATCAGACTTAATATGAAGGTTGATAATGTTTATAATCGTATGACATTAAGAAGTCAAACCAGAACCGGAAAG